CCAACCGTGCCAGGGGCTTTGTCAAATGGTTTGGCGGCAAGCTCCTCTACTCCAGCCCCACTCCCGAGCAGGAAGAGTGGGCCCGGAAGATGACCGAAAGGGGGGCGGTCTTCTAGGGCTTGCGCTATAGCGCGCCCTGTGCTAAGCTACAGCTAGAATCGGCATACTTTAGACCTCCGGGTTCACCCCGGGGGATTTTTCGTGCCATCATGAGGGTACTAAGTGCGTTCACCACGGAGATTCCCGCCGGCATCCCGCGGGAATTCCGTATCTTCCCCTTTGGCGAATTGGAAACCACCAAGGGGACTTTCCTCTTCACGCCCGAGGACGTCCAGCGCGTCCTCCAGGCCTGGCGGGACTGGGGGAACCGCCTCTCCCTGGACTACGAGCACCAGGCCCTTGAGCCCGTGGCCAACGGCCCCACCCCGGCGGCGGGATGGTTTGACCTGGAGGTACGTCCAAACGGCTTGTGGGCGGTCAACGTAGAGTGGACGCCTCGAGCCCAAGAGCTCCTGCGGAACCGGGAGTACCGCTACTTCTCCCCCGCCTTTCGGGTAGAGGACGGCCACATCGTGGAGCTCATCAACATCGCCCTCACCAACCTGCCCGCCACCAAACACCTGCAGCCCCTGGTGGCCAAGGCGGTGCCGTTCCGGGCGGGCGAGGTAGTAAACGGCTCTTGGGACGCGGACGCCGCCATCGCCCGGGTGCGGCGGTGGGCTTCCCGGGACGGGTCCGGGGAAAAGGGGACCATCGACTGGGAGCGGTACCGCCAGGCCTTCGCCTGGTACGACGCCGGTGACCCCGAGAATTTCGGGTCTTACAAGCTCCCTCACCACGACGTGCGGGACGGGGAGCTGGTGGTCCACAAGCGGGGGGTGATGGCCGCTGCCGCGGTTTTGCAGGGGGCCAGGGGCGGCGTGGACATCCCTGAATCGGACGTGGCCGCGGTCAAGTGGCACATCGCCCAGCATTACCGCCAATGGGACGAGAAAGCCCCGTGGGAAAGAAATGAGGAGGAAAAGATGACGCGAGTTTTGACGGCTTTAGGCGTGGAAGATGAGGTGGCCGCCCTCGAGGCCATCGCCCGGCTCAGGGCAGGGCTGGCCGAAGTAGTGGCCCTCACCGGCAAGGAGGACTCTCAGGAGGCCCTGGGCGTGGTCCGGGCCTGGAAGGAGGCTGCCCGCCAGGTGGAGGCCCTCACCGCCCGCGTCCGGGAGCTCGAGGCCGAGCGGGAGGCCCGGGAGCGGGAGGAGCTGATCCGCCAGGGCAAGGAGGCGGGAAAACTGACCCCCGCCCTCGAGCGGTGGGCCAGGGAGGTGGACCTGAAGACCCTCAAGGGTTTTCTGGAGGCCGCTCCTCGCATCGTGGGAGACGCAGTTCGGGAGCCCGCGCACGAGCTCTCCCTGGAGGAGTGGAACAAACTCTCTTACAAGGAGAAGGAGCGCATCTACCGGGAAAACCCCGACCTGTACCGGCGCATGAGGGAGTTAGCGAGGAGGAAGTGATATGGCCGTGACGACCCGCAGCGATCTGATCATCCCCGAGATTTTGGTGGACGCCGTCCAAGCCGCCTGGCCTAACCGGGTGGCGCTCGAAGGCACCCCGGCGGTGGTGGAGTCCCCCACCCTTCCTGGTGGAGTGCGGGGCGGGGACACGGTGAAGGTCCCGTACTTCAACGTCATCGGTGAGTTTGACATTGTGCCAGAAGGGCAAGCTCTTACCCCGGTCAGGATCACCATGACCTCTGAGACCGCTACCGTGCAGCGAGCGGGTAAGGCGGTGGAGATGACCACCTGGGCCCAGCTAAGCGCCCAGTATGCCGACCCCTACGCCGAGCTGGCCCGCCAGCTGGTGGAGGGTGCCATTCGGAAGTTTGACGCCGCGCTGATTGAAGCCGCCAACGCCACCGGAAGCGGGCAGACCACGGTAAACCGGGACACCGCGACCATCACCTACGACGCTATCGTGGACGCCCTGAACGCCTTTGGGGATGCCCAGGTAGATGTCGCCGCCGTGGTGGTCCATTCCAAGGTGCTGGGGGACCTCCGCAAAGTGAAGGATTCCAACGGGCTGCCCCTGTTCACCGATGCTCAGCAAGGCGGCCTGCCCAGGGTCCTGGGCCTGCCCCTCATCGTCTCCGACCGGGCTCCCGTTATCACCGGCACCCCCACCAAATACGTGAGCCTGTTCGTCTTGCGGGGCGGCCTTGCCCTGTGGTACAACGGCGAACCCAAGATTGAGACCGACCGGGACATCCTGGCGGACTCCACCGTCATGGCCGTCAACACCTACTTCGTGGCTCACCGCTACAAGAGGCCGCCCCTGTACGACAAACCCCCGGTGGTCCGCCTCATCACTCAGTAAAGGTGCATATGGGACTCGGCACGCTGCGCCGCCACCGCAGTTCTGCTCTCCCCAACGCCCAGGAGAGCGCCACGCCCCTTCCGGAGGACTTCCCCGGGCGTGGTGCCCTCTTGGCCGCGGGGTACACCACGCTGGAAAGCCTTCGCGGCCTCAGCGAGGCCGACCTCATCGCCATCAAGGGGATTGGGCCGAAGCTGACCAAGCAGATTCTGCAGGCCCTGGAGTCTGAATGACCTACGCTACCCGAGATGACCTCTTCCGCCTGGGGCTGCCTGAAGGGGCCCTCAGGGGTGTCCCGCCGGTCACGATAGAGGACGCGCTGGAAGCGGCCTCCCGGCTGGCCGACTCTTACCTCCGGGCCCGCTACGCCCTGCCTCTTTCCTCTTGGGACGAGGCCCTGACCCGGGCGGTGGCCGCCATCGCCGCCTACGACCTCATGGCGGTTCGGGGCTACGACCCGGCCCGAGGGGCGGACGAGGTGCTGCGGCTTCGGTACGAGGACGCCATCCGCTGGCTGGAACGGGTGGCCGCCGGGGTGTTAAGCCCGGAGGTGCAGGACTCCACCCCCGACGTGCGCGAGGGGACGTTCTCCGCCGTGACCAGCCCCAGGAGGTGGCCGTGAGTGTATCTCTCACAGGCGATTTTGCCGGCCTCGAGCGGCTCATCCGCGCCGTCCGCCACCTGGCCACGCCTGAGGGCCGGGCCGGTGTGGTGAAGGCCGCGGCCTGGGGAGCCCTGAGCGCCCTGGAGGAGCGGTTTGCCACCGCCACCAACCCCAAAGGCCAGCCCTGGAAGCCCTCCCTCCGCGCCCAGCTGGAGGGCGGGCAGACCCTCTCGGACACCGGGCGGCTGCGCCGGAGTTTCAACGTGCGGGCTGCCGCCCCCTGGGGGTTTACCATCGGCACCAACGTCCGCTACGCCGCTCCCCACCAGTTCGGGGCCACCATCACCCCCAAGCGGGCCCGCTACCTCCGCTTCCGCCTGGCCGGGGGGCGGGGGAAGCGAAAGGGCGGCAAGGGCCGGTGGGTAACGGCCACCAGGGTAGACCTTCCCGCCCGCCCCTTCTTCCCCGAGGGGAACGACCTGGGCCGCTACGCCCCCCACATGGCCGAGGCCATCCAGGCCTACTTGAGGAGGGTGCTCGGATGATCCGCGACTTCTACACCGCCCTCAAAGCGGCCCTGCCTACCATCCCCTTCTACCTGGGGGCGGACGCCCTGGGCGAGCGGGCCGCTCCGCCTCGGTTGGTCCTGGTGCCCACAGACGAGAGCTTCGTCCCCGCCAGCGCTATCACCGCTCCGCAGGTTCGCGCCAGCGTGGCCACCCGGTTGGTGGGACTCCAGCTGTGGCTCTGGGGCGAGGGGTACGAGGAGGTAGAGGAGATGCTGGCCGAGGTCATCACTGCTCTGCGCCGGACGTTTGGCCCGACAGTGGTAGAGCTGGAACGAGGTAGGTGGGAGGAGGGTGGAGCCATCTCTCGGGGGGTGGCCTACGCCCTGGACATCCGGGCGCGTATGCCCGTTGAGGAGAGGCGCACCTACGTGACGCTTGAGGCCATCGCCCAGAGGTGTGGTGGCCTAGGAGGGTGATATGCCGAAAGAGAAGGAAACGCAAACACAAAGCGAGGACATTCGCCACTCCCATGAGGAGTGGGCGGCTCAGAAGGGCACTCCCGCCTGGCTTCTCGCCGCCGCTCGGGTCAAGGCCGGGTGGCCGTTGGGGCAGGAGGTGACGGAGCGGGAGTACGACCGGGCGGTTGAGGCCGCCCTCAAGGAGGTGATCCGCTGATGCCACTGCCAGGCGTCAACATACTCGTGCAGGACGGGAACCTAGGCGTCCTCCCCGCCCTGGGGGAAGGGGTTCACGTCAAAGTTGGCGTGGCCCAGCAGGGGCCCGTGAACGAGGTCCTGGCCATCACGTCCACCAAGCAGGCCCGTGAGCTCTTTGGCGGCGGTCCCCTGCCCGAGGCCATCGCCCAGGGAGCCGGGCTGGTCTACGCCGTCCGGGCCAACGCCAGCGTGGCGGGTAGCATCGGCACGGTGCAGAAGACGGGCACGAGTACAGGCAACCTTTCCGTTTCTGGCAGTCCTAACGACGCCTACGAAGCTGTGGTCAAGATCACCCGGGCGGGAAACCGGGGCACCGCCGCCTTCGTCTACTCTCTAGACGGGGGCGACACCTACTCCCTGGAGATCGCCGTGCCCTCCAGCGGCACATACACCATCCCGGGCACCGGCCTCACCCTTACCTTCACGGACGGGGCTAACGGCACCTCCTTTGAGGTGGGCGACACCTACACCTTCACCGCCACCGCCCCCGCCTACTCCCTCGCGGACCTCAACGCCGCCATAGACGCGCTCTATGCCCAGGCCCAGCTGCGCTATCAGTTCATCCACGTGGTGGGTGCGGCTACGCCCGCGGTGGCCGCCGCCGTGGACGCCCGCATGGGGGAGGCCGCCCAGGCCCACCGCTACATCTGGGCCATGCTGGAGGCCCAGGACCTGAGCGACAACGATCTGCGCACCGCCTGGGTCAACTTCGCCAGCGTCCGGGTGGGCGTAGGGGCGGGCTACGCCGAGGTGGCGAGCCCTCTCACGGGCCGCATTAATCGCAGGTCCATCACCTGGCTCTGGGCTGGTCGCCGGGCGGCCAGGCCCGCCCAGGAGGACGTGGGCCGGGTGGCCTCCGGCCCCCTGGTGGGCGTGGTGAAGCTGCACCGGGACGAGTACGTGACCCCTGGGCTGGACGAGGCCCGCTTCACCACCGCCCGCACCTACCCCGCCTACGCGGGGCACTTCCTCACCCAGGGGCGCATCATGGCCCCCCCGGGCTCCGACTTTGAGCTGGACCAGTACCGGAGCGTGATGGACCTGGCCTGCACCGTGGCGTATCAGGCCGGGCTAAGGTTCGTGAACGAGTCCATCCAGGTGGACCCCGCCATCGGGGGCATCGCCGACCGGGACGCCAAAAAGGTAGAGACCTACATCCGGGGTATGCTGGCCACGGCCCTGAAGGGGAAGGTTTCTGAGGTGGACGGCACCCCGGCGGTGCGGGTCACGGTGGACCGCACCGAGAACATCCTCTCCAGCCGCCGCCTCCCGGTGGAGATCGCCATCGTGCCCCTCGGGTACGCCAAGTACATCAGCGTGACCATCGGCTTTGAAAACCCCGCTCTGGCGGTGCGGTGAGGAGGTGAGGCATGCAGCTGAATCCCAAGAAGGCCTACGACTACCAGGCCGTGGAACTGGTCATCGACGGGGAGACCATCCCCGTGGACGCCGAGGTGGAATACAGCGTCCCGGAGCTCCAGGAGGAGTACCTGTACAAGCGGGGCAAGCCGGTGGCCCGCACCCCCGGCATGCAGGAGCCCGTGGAGGTGACAGTCAAGCTACCCGCCGACATCTGGCACCAGCTCCTGGACAAGTGGGGCAACGACTACCGAATGAAGGAGTTTGACATCCAGGTGATCTACGCCGATACCGATGGTGTGACCACCGTGGACCTCATCCGCCAGTTCCGCCCCACCTCCGAAAGCGTGAGCGTGTCCAAGGGGGCGGAGCCCGTGGTGGTGGAACTAAAAGGGAAAGCGCTGGATGTTTGGCCTCGAAGCAAAAATCCTTTGGCTAGGTGAGCATGGAGACCTTGGAACGCTTGGAAGGTGAAGAGCTATACGTGGCTCGAGGTTCCTGGGGGGAGGCCAGGTTCCGGCCTCCCCAGGAGCCCGAGTTCCGCCGGTTCGTGGCCACCAGCGCCCGGGACGGGGCGGACCTGTACGCCGCCCAGAAAGCCCTGGTCATGGACTGCCTGGTGGAACCGGACCGGAAGGCTTTCTCCCAGATCGTGGCCAAGCGCCCTGGGCTGGTGGTCAAAATAGCCTCAGACCTCATCGCCCTGGCCCAGGACGAAGAGGCTCGATTTCTGGAGCGCGTCGGCTGAGAGGGCGGCGGAGATTTTGCGGCGGAGAGACCTGGTGGCGGCGGCGAGGGCGCTCTGGGCCTACGCCCGGGGCTACCGGGACCAGGAGGCGGGAGCCGGGGCTATCCTGACCGCCGCCCACTACCTGAGCACCATCCCCAGCGATGAATAACGCCCTGGAGTGGATCTTCCGGGTCAAGGCCCAGGTGGCGGGCATCCGTGCCGCCGTGGCGGACCTGACCCGGGTGCAGAAGTCCCTGGAGGGCGTCCGGGCCTCGAGCGCCAGGACGACCCTGCCCCGCCTGTACCTGACCGGGGTGGGGTCGGTGCTGGCGGGATTAGCCACCGTTGAGGGGGGCTACCGTAGGCTGGCCGGGGTGGCGGGCTGGGCCGTCCGTCAGATCACCTCTCTTCCTGGCCTGGTGACGGCGGGGGTGGCTGGCCTTGGGGCCAAGATGGTGCTGGACGCCGTGGCTTTCCGGCAAAACACCGAGGTGGCCCTCAAAACCGTCTTGGGTTCCCGCGAGGCCGCCCTCGAGGCCCTGGAGGAGGCCACACGTTTTGCAGCCCGGACTCCGTTCACCACGCAGCAGGTGGTAGACGCGTATAAACGGCTGGCCATCGCCGGGTTCAAGCCCATAGAGATTCCCGTAATCCTCAAAGGGGTTGGCGACCTCTCCGCCATGCAGGGGTTCTCCCAGGAGGCCGTTGGTCGCATCATCACGGCCCTGACCCAGATCCGCGCTAAAGGCCGGGTCCAGGGGGAGGAGCTGATGCAGCTGGCCGAAGCTGGAGCCCCGCTGGCCAAAATCTACGAGCGCATCGGCGCCCGCCTGGGCGTGACGGCCGAGCAAGCCCGAAAGCTCATACAGGCCGGGCGCGTGTCCGCGGACCTGGGCATCGTGGCCGTCCTGGAGGCTATCCGGGACACGGTGTCCGGCGGGCGGCTGGGCGGGCTCATGGACCAGTTCGCGGACACCCTGACCGGGCTGTATTCCACCCTCAAGAGCCGCCCGTTTGAGTTTTTCAAGGACATTCGGGTCGGACCGCTGGAAAACCTCCTCCGCAACCTCGTGGCCGTCACCGACACCACGTCCAGCCTGGGCCGGCGGCTAAAGGCCAGCTTGGAAGGTGTCATCGGGGCCGGGGTGGAGAGCCTGTTTGGCCCTCTGGCCCAGGCCGCGGACCCCAGGGCCCTGGAGCCCGCCCTCACCGCCTGGCTAGACCAGCTCAAGGGGTGGGCCCGGCAGCTGGGGCCCACCCTTCGCGCCGCCTGGGCGCAGGTGCGGGAGTTTGTGGGCGGGGTCAAAGACGCTTTTGCCATCATGCGGGAGGCTTGGGGCTATCTGCGCCCCGTCCTGGCCTTTGTAAGCGGCCTAGCGCGTCCTCTCGGGGACACTGAGGTCCAAGCGGCGGGGGCGGCCTCGAACTTCACCCGCCTGGCCGGAGCGGCTTTAGGGTTGGTGGCAGCCTGGAAGCTCCTCAACGTTCTGACCCTGGGCCTACCTAATGCCCTCTTGCGGCTGGGCGGGGCGCTCCTAAAGGTGGGAGCCGTGCGCCTGCTCCCTGGACTCCGTCCCGCTCTGGCTCAAGCGCAGGGCTTGCTGCGGGCGTTTCTCCCTCGCATTCTCATGGGGGCGGGGCGGCTCCTCGTGGGGCTGGGACCGTGGGGGTGGCTGGTCAGCGGGGCCATCGCGGCGGGCTACCTCATCGTCAAAAACTGGGACCGGATCAAGAGCTGGTTTGGAGGGATGTGGGCCGCCGTGGCCGGGTGGGCGAAGTCCGCCTGGGACGGCGTGGGCCAGGCGGCTAGTGGGGCCTGGGCCAAAATCATGGGCTGGTTCTCTGCCCTGGCGGATAAGGCCCGCTCCACCTGGCAAGGCGTTCTGGCCGCGGCCAGAGGGGCCTGGCAGGGGTTGCGGGATACGGTGGGCGGGGTCGTTAGCTCCATCGTGGAATGGTTCCGGGGGCTTCCGGGCCGCATCGTGGGGGCCCTAAAAGGGTTGGGGGGCCAGTTAGTGGAAGCTATAAAGGCCGAGGTGGCCAAAATACCCGGCGGTGAGCTAGTCCTCCGGGCTCTCACCAGCGTCACTGACGGGGTTCGGCAGGTGTGGGAGGCCGGGGCTACGGTGGCCGGAGCCCTGGCCCAGGGGGCGAAGGACGTGCTGCAGGTGCGTTCACCCTCGAAATTGTTTGCCTACTACGGGCGGATGGCCATGGCGGGTCTGGTTCTAGGGGCCACTGCTATGACCCCTGCGGTGGCCCAGGTCATGGAGGCCTCCATTCAGCGGTCAGTGTCGCCGCTGGCCGCTTCCCTGCCCCGCGTAACTCCGCCCACACCTACCCTCCCACCTATTCGGATGGAGGGGCCCACCCTCAGCGCCCCTCAGGTCAAATCGGAGAGAAGTGTAGTGGTGAACATCCACGTGGACGGGGCCCGGGACCCCAGGGCTGTGGCCCGGGAGGTGGTGGAAGCCCTGGACGAGTGGGCCGCCGGACGCATCGTGGTGCGGGGCCTGGAGTTCCTGGCGGCAGAGGACGGCCATGCATGAGGAAGTTGTCCTCGTAGGTAAAAGGCGCTGGCGCATCGCCCCTGAACCCCGGGCGGACATCGTGGGGGAGTGCCGGGTGACGGTGCGAGGTGGGGGCCTACGAGAGTCTACGGTGGAGGTGCCGGGCCAGGACGGCGTGGTCACCACCCGCCTGGGTTACACCCCCGCTGAGGTGACGGTGGAGGTGCGGGTGGTAAACCTAGGTCAGCTAGATCGGCTCCGCCAGTTCGCCGAGCACTACCGCAACAGGCGGGGGGCGCAAAAACATAATCCTGTGCAGATAGTCCACCCCGCCACCCGCCGGTGGGAGATTGCGGAGGTGTACCTGACCGACATCGAGGAGGCCCCCTTCTCGTGGCGGGAGGGCTACCGGCTCACCATGACCTTCCGCGAGTGGTGGCCGGAGACCAGGCGGACCACCAAAAAGGCCACGGCTCAGAAGGGCGGCTCCGGTGAGGAGTCCTTGCTCGGGGCCGGGGTAAGCGTCCTCGAGGCAGATCGCCCCTCCAAGTCCCCACCTAAACCCTGACATGCCCGCCTTCACCCTAAACAACAGTCCCATCGCCTCGGGGTACCTGAGCCTGCCCCTCCGGGGCAGGCCGGTGGGGAATTTCCTGGTGGCCGAGCCGTGGGACGAGTGTCGGCTCCAGGACGGGCGGGCCACTCTGCGCATGGAGCTGGACGACCAGGTGAGCGCCTGGCAGGGCACCGTCCGCCTTTCCCCGCACCCCGAGGGTTGGACGGTAGCCCGCTTCGTGGGCGGGGCGGACGGACTAGAGAAGCTCCTCAAGCCCCGCTACTACGAGGGCATCCCCTACCGCACCGTGCTGGCGGACGCCATCCGCGAGGCCGGAGAAACGCCTGGACGAATAGACCTGAACGGTGTGGCCACCAGATACACCCGGCGGGCCATGACGCTGGCGGACCTCCTGGAGCTTCTGGTGCCGGAGGGAATGGTGTGGCAGATGAACGAGCGGGGCGAGTTGGACGTGGATACTCCCACCTGGAATCCATCGGGGCCAGCCTACGCCGTGGAGGAGGCGGATCGCGGGGCCTGGGGGGTGGTCATGGACCCCGCCCTGCGCCCTGGCACCACGCTGGAGCTTTTGGGCGGGGCCAAAAGCCAAATCCGGGTGGAGCGGGTAGTGCACCGCATAGACCCCAGGAGGCTTATAACGGAGGTGTGGCGTGCGTGAGCGGGCTAAAAGGGCTCTGCGCCTGCTGACTCGGCCAGAGGAGCTGGACTACGCCCTCCTCTACCCCAGCACCGTGCTGCAAGACCACGGGGACATGCGCCTGGACCTCAGGCCAGACCACGCCGCCCTGCCCCATCTGGTGCGGGTGCCGCTCCGGCTCTTCCTCCCCGGGGCCTACGTGAAGGTGCGGCCCAGGAGCCGGGTTCTCTTGGGCTTTGAGGAGGCAGACCCTGCCCGCCCCGTGGCCTACCTGTGGGAGGCTGGGGCGGTGCTGGTGGTGGAAGTCCGCACGGCGGGCGGGAGGCGGGTGCGACTGGATGACGAGGCGGGCGTCACCCTCATTCAGGACCCCGCGTTGGTGCGGATAGACGCCCCTCGGGTGGAGCTATCCGGGGGCGGTCCCCCCGTGGCCCGAGTGGGAGACCCGGTGCAGGTGGGGGGCGCCGTGGGCCAGATCATCGGCGGCAGCGGCAAAGTTTACTCGGGGTGAACCATGGCTGATTTCGGCACCGATCTGACCGCCCTACCAGAGCTGAGGTTCCAGCTCACGGACGGGCTGGCCAACCTGGGGGAGGCCTTGGCCCGGCGGCTCTTGACCCCCAGGGAAGGCCTTTTCTACGACCCCACCTACGGCTGGGACCTGCGCCGGTATCTGAACGAGGTCCTGGACGAGGCCACCGAGTACGAGATGAGGCTCCTGGTGGAGCAGGAGCTAGAAAAAGACCCTCGGGTCTACCGGGCCACGGTGGAAGGGGTGACAAAGGACCTCAAGCGCATCCACGTGGACGCGTTGGTAGAAACCGCCGCGGGTCCCTTCCGCTTGACAGTGGCCGTGTCTGACGTAAGCGTGGAGGTGCTGCGTGCCCAGCCTGCGTGATCTACTCACCCCAAAGAGCCGGGACGGCATCCTGCAGGAGCTCATAGACCGCCTGCAGGATCGGGGATTCCCCGTCACCGACTGGCACCCCGGTGGAGTGGGGCGGACCATTCTGGAGGTGGACGCCGCCGCCCTGGAGGACCTCTACGCCCTGGTGCCGGTCATCGCCGCCGGGGGTTATCTGGCCACCGCCCAGGGCCCCTGGCTGGACCTCCTGGTGGAGAGCGCCTACGGCCTGCAGCGGTACCCCGCCACCTTCGCCCGGGGCCGGGTGGTTCTCACCGCCGCGTCCGGGTTTGGGCCCTACACGCTGGAGCCCGGTGACCTCTGGCTGGGCACACCGGACGGCCTGCGCTTCCAAAACACCACCGGAGGAGTCCTGCCCATGGGGGGCACTCTGGAGGTGGAGGTCCAGGCCGAGTCCCCAGGGAGCCGGTACAACGTGCCCGCAGGAGCGATATCCATCCTGCACACGCCCCTGCCCGGGGTCAGCGTCACCAACCCTCCTGACTGGCTGTTGGAGGCGGCCCGGGACGAGGAGGCGGACGAGGAGCTGCGGAGGCGGGCCCGCCTGCGCTGGGCCAGCCTGGGCACCGGGGCTACTCGGGCGGCCTACGAGTTCTGGGCGCTGGACGCCCACCCGGCCGTCACGAAGGTCAGAGTGTTGGACGAACACCCCCGGGGCCAGGGCACGGTGGACGTGGTGATCTGGGGGGAGGGCGGCCTAGGGGCCAGTGTGGTGAGCGCCGTGGACGTCTACATCCAGGAGCGTCGTCCTTTGACAGCGAACGTGGACGTTTACTCGGCCACTGCTAGAACTGTGAACGTGGAGGCCACGATCTACGTGCGGGCGGGCTACCTTTCTCAGGCCCAAGCCGCCGTGGCGGAGGAGCTGGCGGCGCTTCAGCGGGCCACGCCCATTGGCGGCACCCTCTACTACTCCGCCCTCATAGAGGCGCTGTTCGCCCGCCCCTATGTGGTGAACGTGGCCCTAACCCAGCCCACCGGTGACGTAGCCCTGGGGACGGTAGAGACCCTAATCCTGAACCCGACCCTCACCTGGCAGGAGGTGGCGGGATGACCTACCAGGAGTGGCAACGGCGGCTGGCCCCGCCCTGGCTTCAGGAGGGGGCGGGTGGGCGCTTTTTGAAGGGCCTGGGCGAGGCCAAAGACAACCTGGCGGAACACGTGCGCCAAGCTGTCCTGGCCCGCATGATCCAGCGGGCCCCCGAGGACGCTCTGAACCTCATCGGCGAGGAGCGGTTTCTGCCACGGTTTCCTGGTGAAGTTACGGAAGCATACCGAGCCCGCCTTCTGGCAGCGTGGGAGTTCTGGCGACGGGCAGGTACTCTCCCGGGGCTCGTGTACTGGCTGCGGGTAATGGGATACGAGGCCCACGTGACGGAGTGGTACCGCTATGACCCCTCCATCTGGGCCGAGTTCTCCCTCCACCTCTGGCCCTACCGCCCCGAGTGGATTACCGACCGCTGGGACGACGGGGTGGGAGCGTGGGACGACGGCAGCACCTGGGACTACACCATCACTGGGGCGGAGTTAGAACGCATCCCTGCCCTGGTGCGGGAAATGAAGCCTGCCCACGCCAAGGTCCGATCCATCTACTACATCGCAGGCCCCCGGGACACTTGGGATGACGGCGGAGTCTGGGACGATGGCGGGGTCTGGAATCCCGAGCCCATACAGATATACCCATAGGGAGGTAACATGCCAAGAAACTTAACACCCGAAGACCGCTGGGAGACCGACTTTCAGGTACCCATTCCAGGCGAGCCCCGGAACATCGGGCCGCTGGAGACGCTTTTCCAGCGCCTCCTGAACCGCACCGAGCGGCTGAAGAACCGCCTCGGGGCCATCCTGGGCCTGCCCTGGGACGCCACGTTGCCAGACACGCTCACCGGACTCGCGGGGCGGGTGAGCACGTTGGAGACCAACCAAGGAAGTACGACCCTCTCCGCTCACCGCAACGCTGCAACGCTGGACCATCCCGATGGGAGCGTCACGGCAGAGAAGTTGGCCAATGGGGCGGTCACTACGCCCAAAATCGCCAACCAGGCCGTGACGGCGGAAAAACTTGCGCCTGGCAGTGTGGTGGGGCATCTTGGGTACACCCCGCTGAACAAAGCGGGGGACACAATGTCGGGGACGCTGTTTTTGCCTCAGGTAATTACCAATGCAGGAGCCAACGGATTAGGGGTTCGCCATATAGAATTGCGAACTTCAAGCGTCCGCTGGGCTATGGGCCTAGGGGGAGATGAGGGTAGCGGCAATGTGGGAGCAGATTTTTATTTATGGAGATATGATGATGAGGGCAATTATCTAGGTGAGATTTTTAAAGCAGAGCGTAATAGCGGACGGATTGTATTCAACGAAATTTCTGGCCGCTACGATCACCAAAATCGGTTTATGGTGCAGTCGTTTCTTACTGATTATTTCAACTTCCCTGCAAATTACGTCCACTGTATAGCAGTCATTCCAGTCTCAATACCATCTGGTAAAGCAATTTATTTACGAAGAGTTAGATGGGCACTTTCTGCATTTCTACGACCTCGTGTTAGAGCTACAAATCAGAATACTTGGACAGGATCCACAAATTTTGGCGACGCTTCAATGAATGTTTTATTAGGGAACAGCAATACCACATTTGTTTCTCTAGAGATTGTAAATAACACATCCGATGGTGTGACATTTCTGATTGGTGACGGCATCTGGGCTGAATTTGAAATCCGTTAGGAGGTTACCATGAACACTGTAATCATCAAAATGCTGCCCTATGCAGAATCGGGCATCATTAGCCTCCAAAATGACGAAACACTAGTTATCCGCGGCTTCCGCAGCGATATAGACCTCGAGGCGCTACAAACCGAACTCGAGGCCGAATGGCTCGATCTGGCAAAACAGGAGGCCACTAACCGCGTCAAGGCCGCGCTAAACACCGCCACCGAGCGCCTGCGGCCTGCGGGTTTCACCGACCTGATGGCAAAACTGCAACTCAGACGCATAAACCCCGCAGGGCGGCAAACCCTGAACGAGTACTACGACAAGCTGGACGCGCTAGAACAGGAAGCCGCAGCGCTGCAGATAGCGATAGCGCAGGCTGACAGCGTTGGCGCGCTAAATAGTATCCCGTGGCCTGAGTGGGTAGAGTGGGAGGCGCTGCCGCTCAGGTTCAAGCTGGAGGTGGAGCCCGACCCGGTAAAACTTGAACCAGCAGAGCCTAGGCCAGTGAAATCTGACCCAGTAGAGTCTGAAGCTTCTAATAAATGACTTATTTACTTCATGCTTATCTTACTGTTTACTAATCCGTTGTAAGCCAAATCCGGTGACATTTAGCGTGTTTCTCATTTTTCAAGTGGTGACATTTAGCGTGGCGTAAAATGGGCAAATAGCGTGGCGCGTGACAGCCAAGAAGCCTACGACCTCTCTGCCCTTCAGCCCGGCGATAAGGTTGTGGAGGTGGAGCCCGAAGCGCTCCCGTTCTCTCCCCTCATCTCTGCCCGGTGCGCCGAGGACGGGACGCTGGAGGTGGTTCTCCTGCGCTGGTACGAGGGCGGCGAGAAACCCGAACTCGCCGAGGAGGTGCTGGATGGCTAAACTCAAAATCCGAACCCTACGGGATCGTGTCCAGGAGGCTTGGGCGACCTTCAGAGCCGAGCGGGACCGCCGCCTGGCCGAAACAGACTGGGTGGTGGTTCGGGCTTACGAGCGGGGTGAGCCCGTGCCGGAGATCTGGACGGCCTACCGGCAGGCCCTTCGGGATTTGCCGGAACAGCTCACAGATGAACAGGTGCTCTCCGGCGAGATACCGTGGCCAGAGCCCGAACTAGCAAAGCCCGAGGGTGAAACATGAGAGTTGTTCATCCCTTCCCACAAACCGCCCGCGCCCGCCTGGACGCGGGCTTTTTAGACCCCCGCTACCCCGGCTGGCGGCGGCAGATGAGCTTGCCCCCTGATGAGCATCCAGGAGTGGACTACAACCTGAGCGGTACAAGCGGAGATGGCGATCTGGGTTACCCCGTGGTAGCGGTGGCCGAAGGAGTAGTCACCCACGTCAAGGCTCACCGGGTCTGGGGGTGGATCGTGCTGATTGAACACCCTCGGCTGGCCGAATCGCTGGGCTACCCTCGGCTTTTTAGCCAGTATGCCCACCTACTGCATCCCTGCGTGGAGCAAGGACAATCTGTCTGGCCCGGCGAGCCCGTAGGGAGCATCGGCAAGGGCGACCCGGCCAGGCCATTCGCTGCTCATTTGCATTTTGAAATCCGCCGGGCCAACATCCCGGCAGACCATTGGCCTGGATCAAATAAAGCCGCTATTCAGCGCGATTACATAGACCCGGAGGCGTTCCTGAAGCGCCATGCGGCCTACGAGCGGCGGTTCACCCGGCAGGGGCTCCTTTTGTGGCTGCCTAGCGGCAAGCGCAGCGTGCCGGGGAAGACCGTGATCAACCTCGAGGATGCCGCACTTGCACAGGTGCGAATCAAAACAAATCTGTAGGAGGTCAATATGTGGAAATCTGTGGTTTTGGTGGCGGTAATCGGCAGTCTGGCGCTGGCACAGGACAGCGTTCCCGTTGACGTCTCCCAGTGGTTTGTCAACACAGCAGCACTGGCGGCAGTGGTGGCCTCGCTAGTGGCGTTTTTGCGCAAACACGTGCTAAAAAGCCTCGACGGCCTGCCGGTAGTGGCGGCCTCTGTCGTGTTGGGCGGGGTGCTGGGGTACATAGGTAAGCTGCTGGGGTATCTAGACCAGGACTGGTTGTTGTTTGGCTTAAGTGCGGGGCTAATTGCGTCATCTGGAATCGATCTGATGAAAAGTATGCGCAACGGAAATAATGGAGGTAGCAATGCATCGGCTGGCGATACTCACACTGACGCTGATCGCG